AGCCGTTGACCACTCTGCTGGAGGAAATGGTCAGCGGATGGGTAATGGACAGCCCGGTGGAGTCATCCTTGTAGGTAATGACGCAGCGGTAATCAATACCAGGCAGACCTGCCATCACATTGTCCTTGATGGTAAGAATGTGGCTCTTGGTGCCGCTGAGTGCATAAGCGCCGGAGGTGGTGATTGCCGTGGTGGAACTGCCGATGTACCACTTAACAGAGGTCACCTGGGAGGAAGTGATCTGATCGGTGGTAGTGCCGATGACGTACAGGCTGGGTGTCAGAACCAGGTTGGTGTCCGACCAGTCGGGCGTGTAGGTGTTGTTGTCCGGGTTATACATCTGCGTCTTGGCAAGACTGGAACCGATGTACCCGGTAAGGGTTAGGGCATCATTGTAGTCAATAATGGTAAACTGACCTTGTGCTTTGCTCATAAAAAATCTCTCCTTTATTTCAGCCTAAAAGACTGGTTCTTGTAGTGGTGTCGATGAGGTCGCAGAAGAAGGTCGCCCTTACCTTGACGTCATCGGAGGTAATATCGATGGATTTTGTGCCGCCTGCGTGGTCAGCGTTCCAAAAGGCATCGGCGGCGGTATCGTCAGAAACACGGGTCCAAATGAACTGGTTGGGGTCGAGGCTGTCGGTCACATTCTCATCCCAGGAGAAAACCGTGGCATATAGCGTGGTGTTGATAATACCGTTTTTGAAGATGTTACCGTTGGAAGAAGAAATGACCAGGCGGTACATTTTCTGCTCCTCAATCACACCCACACGGTCGGATACCCTGTCAACGCTCTCGGTGGTCGCATAAGCCCGGAGAACAACCTCACCAGTTTCCAAATCCCAATAGGACGAACCATCCTGGGACTGCAACACACCCGCCTTGATGATATTTGCCACCAGGGTGCCGGAGGTGATGAAGTCGGCAACGATCTGACCGTCAGCGGTGATGGCGGTTTCATAGGGTCCGTTGTAGCCATTGCTGCTGAAACCCAAGCCGCCAACATTCCAACGCCACACATTGACTGCCTCTTCTATGGACGGAGCGTCCAGCATCAGCAGTTCGTAAGGCTGCCCGGTGTCCGTAGCGGTGTGGATTACCACATAGCCACCTGTCTGTCCGGTAATCAGTCCCGTGGCATTCTTGATAGCGGTGTTCATCAATACCGGAAAACGGTCAACCTTTTCTGTGGCTTCGGTGGCGGCTGCCTCTGCCGAGGACACATTGTTCAGCAGATTGGCTTTTGCCGAGCCGAGGGTGATGGACACATACTTTTCCGCCAGGGTGTCATAGACCGTGGTGATGACTTTCGCCTTGGCGGTGATGCCCAGGACGCTGTGCCGGATAGTGACGGTGTCGCACAAAGAAACACGCTCCAGAACAGCAGCGTAATCCGGCTGTTTCCAGAGCGGTTCAAAGGCAACGGTCAGCGTAGGCACGGCAGTTCCGAGCGGGTTGTTTTTGAGGTAGTTATTGGCGTAGGCGCGGAGACCTTCCTCGGTCGGCGGGTTCTCATCATCAAAATAGGATGTGAAGTCCCGGATGAGAGTCTTCCGCTGCACCAGAGTGGTATCCGAAATGGGCAGAAGTACCTCTGGTAGCGTAAGCGCCGTTTCTGTGCCGTCCTCTGCCGTCACGATGGCATAAGGCAGAAGGTCGGTATAGACATCGGTGTTTTCGTTGTCGTGTTCCAGATCCGTGAGGTTCTTGCCATATTCGATAACCACACCCGTGTGCTGACCGCGTCCCTGGTGGTGGATGACCTTGAAATTGTCCCACTCGTACTCGCCGCCCCACAAATCCAGAAAAGACCCTGCCACACCACCCAAACAGGCTCGGATACTCTGGGGCTTCGCCACCGAGAATGCCTTTGCCGAGGAGTAATCGGTCTGACAGGTGAAATTGTGGGCTGTGGCGGTATTGGTGAACACCTTCTCCATTGCCAGGGGTGCGGAGATTTGGGCATCCGACCATTGCAACGCAGCCACATTGGAGAGGTCATAGCTGATATGCTGGGCATAGACCGTGACCTCTCCGCCAATGGGTGTGCTGATACGATAAATACGGAAAGCCTGGTCGGTAGCGGTGTCGTTGGGTTTTGCCTTGACGATCCGTTCCGTTGCCAGGTCTTTATACATCGGTCCCGTGATGGGATATTTGAAAACACATTCATAGGCGCCGTTGCGTTCCTCGGTGACCTCGCAGGAGGTGCAGTCCTTCAGAACACCGATGCCGAATGTGGTAAAGTTGGTGGCGTTTGCTTTATACAGTACAGGAATCATATCGAACACCACCTCGGAAGAACTGCCACCGCCGTAATGTCCCCGGTGAAGGTGAAGATGTTATCACCCGGATACAACAGCGGGAACCCATCTCCCGAAACGGTGTCATTCTTGGATCCTGTTCCGCTGTAGCAGAGCATCTGCTCGGAATCAATGGTGAGACCGTCCACATCCGAAAGTGTCCATGTTGCATTTGAATCAGCCGACTGGATGGTCAGCGTTCCCGCACCGCTCCCGGTAAAGGTCATCATTGGCTTGCTGACAAAGGGATAAGGGTTGGTGATTATACCGCCGTTTGTGAGCATAACGCCCTGCTGACCTTCCGCAGAGTATCGGAACGGTTGACAGGAAAAGCTGATGGTGAAGATGCCGATGCGGTTCATCTGATCCTCGATGTCCAGCTTTCCTGCGAACACAGCCTTGCGGGTGAACTCTGTATCGTAGGTGTCGGAGAGTTCGTGGTAAGCATTCAGCCCAGAATAGAGCCAACCCTTTACTGCCGTAATTTTCTGCGACAGTTCGGAAATGGTCTTTGCAGGGATGAACACAGAATAGGTCACCTGCACATTTGGGAACCGACCGCTGCCGGAAATGAGGTCGCCGTCTCTGCCGGGAATGGAGAGAAAGTCCACTTCATATTCCGGGGCGGAAAAGACATTCTTACTTTCGATGCGAATGCCCATATCACAGGAGCGGATGCCCTTATACACAAAATAATTCACGCAAAAACCACTCCTTTCCGTTTGGCGAATTGTCCTGCGGTCACCATGACCTCGTTGGTGAGCTGCCGGATATCCTCGCTCGAATAGTTGTTAAAGTTGGCGATATTCAGTACAAGCTGGAAGCCGGAGGTCACCGCACCGCTGGCGGCATCTGCAATAGAGCCGCCGATGCTGCCGTCCACATGGAAGTCAGTTGGCAGGGCGGTTTCCATATCCTGGGCAAGTCCGTGCATCACATCGTTAATGTCGGAACTCATGCCCTCGGCAGCCTTGACCGCATCCTTGCCGTTGTCCTTAATGGACCCAGCAAGACCTTCTACAAGCATTTCACCGATCCAAGCCATCTCATCCGAAGGCGAATGGATGCCGAAGAAGTCGCAGATGCCGTCCCAAATGGAAGAAATCCACCCGGATACCTTGTTCCAAAGCCAGGAAGCCAGGGACTGGATGCCTTCCCACAGACCCTTGACCAGGTTCTTACCGACGTCAGCAAGCTGGGACACGCCCTTGCCCAGGGCATTGACGATACCCGTAATAATCTGCGGTACAGCCTTTACGATTTCCACAATGATGGTGGGCAGATTCTTAATCAGAGAAGTTAGCAAATCAATACCGGCCTGCACAATCAGAGGAATATTGTTGATGACCGCGTTGACGATGCCCGTAATGATATCCGGGATGGCATTGACAATCGTGGTGATAATTTGCGGTAGTGCCTGGATGAGGGATACCAACAGGTCGATGCCCGCCTGGATGATTTGGGGAATTGCCCCCAACACCGCTGTAATGATACCTTCGATAATCTGCGGAATTGCCTCCACAATGGCGGTTATGATTTCGGGCAGAGCGGTCACCAAAGAGGTCAAAAGCTGTATGCCCGTTTCAATAATCTGCGGAATGGCATCAAGAATAAAATTGATGATGCTCATAATGATCTCCGGCAGCGCCGCAATCAGCACAGGGATGGCGGCAAGAAGGCCGTCAGCAAGTCCCGTGATAAGCTGAAGGGCGGCATCCAAAATCATCGGGAGACTGTCGATCAGACTCTGTACAATGGTAATGACCGCTTGCACCGCTGTGGGAATCAGCGTAGGCAGAGCCGTGGCAATGCCCTGAACCAGGGACATCACGATCTGAATTGCGGCTTCCACCAACAGCGGCAGATTCTCAATCAGCGTGTTTACGATGGTCAGCACCGCCTCAATGACCACAGGAATAAGCTGTGGCAAGAGGGTCAGCAGCGTATTCAATACTTGGCTGAACAGATCCACGATGGTTTCCAGAAGCGTAGGCAGCAGTTCCACCACCGTTTCCAACAGAGCGTTCAGCGCCGTTGGGAGCGCCGAGATGATGTTTTCGATGATAGGAGTAATGTTAGTCAGCACGTCCTGGAAGGCATCCACCACATTGGCACAAAGCTGCTCGATATCCGCATCCGCATTACCGAAGCCCACGATGAGGTTGTCAATCGCGGCCTTCATGGAGTTCATCGAACCCTCAATGGTATGCTCGGCTTCGGCTGCGGTGGCACCGGCAACACCCATACTCTCTTGAATGACGTGGATTGCCTCGACCACATCGGCATAGGAACTGATATTGTACTCAATGCCGGAAATGGCCTGGGCATCGGCAAGCAGGCGCTCCATTTCGGTCTTGGTGCCGCCGTAGCCCAGCTTGAGGTTGTCCAGCATCGTATAGTTCTGCTTGGCAAAACCCTGGTATGCGTTCTGGATGAGTCCGATGTCCGTTCCCATCTTATTGGCGTTGTCTGCCATGTCGGTGATGGCCATATCCGCATATTTGACCGCAGCCTCGGTGTCACCACCAAGGGACTGGATCAGCGATGCGGAAAAGGATGTGACCGTGGACATATAGTCGTTGGCAGACATACCGGCGGTCTTATATGCGTTATTGGCATATTCCTGCATCATGGCAGAGGAGTCTTTGAACAGGGTGTCGATACCACCGACCAACTGCTCATACTCACCGTATGCCTCGACCACAGCCTTGCCAAGGGAAACAGCGGCGGCGGCAGCGGCAGCAACAACTGCGCCCATAGCCACACCGACTGTTTTCAGAGTGCCGCCCAACTTGGAGAATTTACCCTCGCTGTCATCGGCGGCATCTCCGGCATCGTCCAGTTCCTCTTCCAGATCGTCTGCGGAATCGCCGGTATCATCCATTTCCTTGCCCAGGGCATCCATAGCGGATTCGTTGTCAGCCAGTTCACGCTCCATGCCGTTTAGGGCGGCTTGGGCATTGTTCAACTGGATCTGCCATGCCTGGGTTCGGCGGTCGTTCTCACCAAAGGACTCGGCGGCATTGGCGAGTGCTTGTTTCAGCATCTCTACCTTTTTTCTTTGGGCTTCGACCTGATCGGTCAGTACCCGGTGCCTTGCGGCGAGGGCTTCGGCAGAACTGTCATTCTTGCTGAATTGGGACTCGACCAGTTTCATTTCCGAGCCGAGAACTTTGAAGGATTGGTTGATTTCCGTCAACGCCTTCTTAAATTCCTTTTCTCCCTCAAGACCGATTTTTAAGCCAAAATCATCTGCCATATCACCACCGCCTTTCCTTTAGATTCCGTCCGGGATGATATCGTCGATGAAATGCTCCCGTTTCGGTTTTGCGATACCGCTAAATTGCTTATGGCACTCCCAGAGGTCGAGGAGCAAGCCAAACGGCATCAGCCAAACCTCATCCCATGACAGGTGAAGCTGACTGATGCCGTAATAAAGAAGTCGAGTAAATAACTCTTCGTCACTTACTCGACCGCTGCGTTTTTTGCGTCTGCCTCGCTTTCGATATTGCGCCTGGTGCCCTTGAGCAGGGCGTCCATAATGGCAGATTTGTAGGTTGCGAGATCTGCGGGGACCGTGAGCAGTTCCACCATCTCCTCGGTAAGCAGTTCGCGCTTATTATCCTTGTTTCTGAGATTGTGAACCAGGATGGACTGGTTTGCCAGGAGAGTGATGAGCCATACGATCTCACCGATGGCCATCTCAAAATTCTCGGATTTCATAAGGTGGTCACCCAGGTTTTCCAAACCGCCGTAACGACCGGCGATTTCCTTGGTGGCCTTGGTGGAGAGCAGCAAGGTGTATTCCTCGCCGCCGATGTTGATTACAGAAGCACGATCTTCATACATAACAGTAGCCCTCCTTATTCAGCGGTCTGCGCGGTATAGGTAGGCTCATACACCTGCTTATACCAGTTGGTGATGGTTTCGGCGGTCACAGCGGTGTCACCCTCGGTAGCCTCTGCCTTCCAGGGGTGCTTGCCCTTGGCATCCACCTTATTGCGGCGCAGGATCGTGCCTTCAATGGTGGGAGTACTGAAGGTGATGCTGTCACCCTTGGTGGCAAGCGCCGTAGCAGGGATACCGAACTTCACACGGTACAGCCAGAAATACTTGTACTTGCCGTTGGACTTCTTTGCACGGAAGCCTACGGCAACGGGAGTACCGTTATCCTCGGCAGCAGAAACCACAACACCGTTGTTGTCGATGGTTGCCCCGGTAAGATCGGATGCGGCTGCGCCACCAATCTCATCCACACCCAGGGAGAGCGTGCCGGACTTGAATTCCTTGACGATTTCAGCAGCACCGTCATCAGCATAGAGAGTTGCCTCTGCCAGTTCCACGGAGAGGTCAGCGGTCATCGCTTTTGCCAACTGCACCGGGGCGGCATAGCTTTCGTTGCCTTCCTCGTCCTCGGTAATCTTGGCGTAGTACAGTTTATCAAGACCAATCGTAGCCATTGATTATTCCTCCATTTCGTAGTATTGGGCTACATCCACAACGTAGTGGTGGTAGCCTGTATCATTTTCATAACCGATGTATCTGCGGTCGGTTATGGTCATGTCCGCAGCCAGGAGTGCTTTCACGATGGCATTTTTCTCCTTCGTGTAGCTGCCCTGGGCATATAAAGAAATACGAGCCTCCTGCACATCACAGCCGGGAGCGTTATCTGCGTGGAGGTCGAAGGTGTCCGTAAGAGGCACCACCACGATATACTTCGCAGGGGCTTTCTCTGAGAACACACCTGTTTCGATGGGGATACCCAAGCCGGAAAGTGCCGACTGGATATCTGCAAGTACACTCATATCTTTTTGACCTCCTCATCAAATTTCCGCTGCATCGCTGACTGGCATTCCTTTTTGGAGGCACTCTTGGCGGGCTTCAGAAAGGGCTTTGCAGGCTGACCGTGTTTTCCGTATTCCAGGATATTTGCCAGCTTTGCGTTGCTCGTTCCGTCACGGCGGGGTTCAGCAAAACCCAGCTTGATGTTGTGATTGCCATTTTTATCTGCCTTTACAGGAGACAGACCCAAAGAGGCTTCCAGTTCGCCTGTGGAGCGAGACTCATATTTGGTGCCGGAGCCGACAACAGAGGACAAGGCGGCATGGGTCTTCTGTAAGACCACATCACCACCCGCCTCAAGGACGGATTCGGCAACCGTATCGAAGTTGCTGCCCAAACGGGACATCTTCAGCAGAAATTCCTCCGGCATTTTGATGTCAACCTTTGCCATTGGTCGCCACCACCTTTTTTGCCAGAACTTCCACATACATCCCACGGCCTTTCACATCCTCCACAGAGGTAATGTCGAAAGTCTCACCGCCGGTCATAATGACGTGGTCGGTGGTAACGGTCAGACCGGGGATGGTGCGGAAGCGAAACAGGTCGGTTGCCTCGGAAAAGGCGGCGAGGTTTGCCCATCTCTGGGAGCCGTGCCGTCCTTCCCGATATGCCCGTACAGATGCGACTGCATCATAGGTTGTCGTTGCGAAACCTTCCTCGTCCTTGCTCTTTTTTAGAACAACGATGTCGATGAAGGTGTCCATTTTTCCGAAACTCATATCACACCTTCCATTCCCGGTCGAGCCGTAACAGAAGATTGACCGTGTTCCAGACCTGCTGTCCGGCTTGCACATTATCGGCAAAGAAACCGCCTGTGGAGCCGTCACGGGACTCATAAAAATGCGATGCCAACATAATCACGGCTTGTTCCGTGGTAGCGGGCATCGCATTTTCAGAGTAGTATCCTGCAGGGATATGTTGGTAGCTTTCGGCATAGGAAACGGCGGCAGTGATGAAGCGTTCAATCAGCCCATCATCTGCCGAGTGTTCCAGAATCAGATTCTCTTTGACTTTGGTCAGAAGTTCGCTCATCACTGCCACCTCCTATCTTAGGCAGAAGCCATCTTGAGCAACTTGACTGCTTCGGGGAGAACCAGCTTGCCGTCAACGCGCTCCTTGGCAACGAAGCCTACCATACCGTTTCCGGCATAGAGTTCCTTCAGTTCCGCAAAGGAACGAGTACCACGGTCACCGATGTTGTAGTAGCTGAAATCGCCAAAAGCGATAGCAGGCAGACCGGCGGTCATCACAGGGAAATAAGGAGAGGTGTAGACCTTGAAGCCGAGGATGCGACCAGGCTCACCATCCTCCATAGAGTCACGCCACAGAGGACGGCCGGTAGTATCGGTGAGAGTACGCAGGTATGCGATGGTCTGGTCATTGCAGAGGAACGCAGCGTTCTTGCGGTAAGGACGCTTGAGGGAGTAAACAAGACCAACCACCTCGCCGTAGGTGATGTCATTGGCGGCAGCGGTAGTGATGCCAATCTCGGCACCGCCCTCCTCGGAGAGCAGACCCAGGGGCTGACCATTGCCGGTGCCGTTCAGGAAAGCATCCTCCTCGGCATTTGCCAGAGCCTTGGCGAACTGACGGATGATGTAGTTCTCCAGACCGAAAGCGTTGTCGTACAGGAGTTCCTCGGTCACCTTGACGGCAACGTGCAGCTTGTGGGCATCCAGGTTGATCTGGGCAAAGGTAGCATCACCGAAAGTGAGTGCCTCGCCTTCCTCAATCCAGGCAGCCGCAGGCTTGGTGGCGGCAATGTTGATCTTGCGCTCACCGCTGGTGGTAATGGTGGTAGCCAGCTTACGGAAAACGTTCTCCTCGGTCAGACCCTCGATAAGGCGGGAGTCATACTCTTCGGGAACCAGGTAACCGCCATCGGCATCAATGCCTTCCTGCAGGACATTGGTCACCTGGCGGAAGTTGGTGCGGAGAGCCTTGAGCATACCCTCACGGTACGCATTGGATGCACGGCCGGTCTTGGGTTCATCATCAGAGCCGATAGAGCCGGTCATAGGCTTGCCGGTGATGGGCTTGTTGACGGGCTTGGACAGTTCAGCGTCGATTGCCTCACGGCGCTCCATACGCTTGATTTCGTTGGTGAGAGCCGCCAGTTCCTTCTCCATGCCAGCGTAAGTGGCATCGTCCTCGGCAGACAGTACACCCTTGCCATCACGGTGGGTATCCAGGAAACCATCCATAGTGGCGAGCAGCTTGGTGCGCTTATCGCGCATTTCGATAATAGTCATGATAAATACCTCCAAATTAGATGTAGTTTTTGATACGGTCGAGGTCGGCTCTGAGTTCATCCACAGAGCGACCAGTGGGTTTTGCCTTTGCAGGCTTGGTCTGTGCAGCTTCCGCAATCATGCGATGGCGCAGCTTGTTGACCAGAGATGTGTTGACTGCCTTGCGGGAGAACAGCATCGAGGCTTTGGGCTTGTCCTTTTCATCATCCTCCTCGCCGGGAGTGCCGGGGGAAGTGTCGTCCTCATCCTCGTCATCGTCCTTATCCGGCTGAACAGGAGCAGCAACGGTAGGTCTCTGCATGATTTCATCCGCAAAGCCAAGTTCCACAGCCTTGTTCGCGTCCATCCAGGTTTCGGCATCCATGAGGTGGGACAGTTTGGCACGGGACAGCCCGGTTTTGATTTCATAGGCATTGATGATGCTGTCCTTAACACTGGCAAGCATCTCGATAGCCTTTTCCATCTCAGCAGAGTCACCCATAGCCACGGTCATGGGATTGTGGATCATCAGCATCGACACCGGGGACACCATGACCTTTGTGCCGGCCATAGCGATAACGGACGCAGCGGAGGCTGCGATGCCGTCAATCTTGACCGTGACATTGCCCTTGTAGTCCATCAGCATATTGTAGATTTGCGCTGCCGCCACGCAGTCACCTCCGGGGCTGTTGATCCACACGGTGATGTCTCCGTTTCCGGCATTCAGTTCCTCTGCAAAAAGCTGCGGAGTCACATCGTCATCGAACCAGCTTTCTTCTGCGATTGTGCCGTTCAGATGCAGAATCCTCTCCATCGGAGCCGTCTCCGTCTGTGCCAGATTCGTCCACTTCCAAAACTTCTTCATCGGGATTTTCCTCCTTTCCGTCATCGTTAGGGGTTGTATTTGCAAAAGCCCCGGCATCTTTCAACGGGAGCATATTGCCGTTAATGAGGTACAGGTCGCCGCCTTCTTCCGCAGGGATGCGGTCGAGGTTTTCCAGTTCACGGATGTCATTTGCGGACATCCAACCGTTCTGGCGACCGATGGCGTAGCCGTTCATACGGCTTTGGTAATCGCCACGGAGCAGACCTTCCACATTGAACTTTGCGAAATAGGTAGCCTTTTCGTCCTGGGACAAAAGAGAACGCTGAATGGATTGCTCCCAGCGGATGACCCAGGGATCAAGGGTGTATTTCACAAACTCAAGGGATTGCTGCTCAATATTAGAAAAGCTCGACTTTTCCAGGTCACCCACCATGTGAGGCGGGACACGGAAAATTCGAGCAATTTCATTGATTTGGAATTTGCGGGTCTCAAGGAACTGCGCCTGTTCCGGCGAGATGGAAATTGGCGTGTATTTCATGCCTTCTTCCAGAACCGCCACCTTGTTTGCGTTGGAACTGCCACCAAAGGCTGCCTGCCAACTGTCCCTCACACGCTGCGGATCTTTGATGGTGCCGGGATGCTCCAACACACCGCCGGGAGTCGCACCGTTGGCGAAGAACTTGGCACCGTACTCCTCACAGGCGATTGCCATGCCGATAGCGTTTTTTGCCATCGCAATGGGGCTGTAGCCTACAAGACCGTCAAAGCCGAGTCCGGGGATGTGAAGCACATCGGAAGGCTGCAGCGTGACAGCAAACTCCTTGTTTTTGATGGCTTCATCGGGACCACGGTAATAGGTGTAGTACAGATGCCCATTTTCATCTCTGTCCACAGACATCTTGTTCGGCATCAGCGGATAGAGGGCAACGACCTCATTTTTGCCGTTGCGGATGACCTGGGCATAAGCATTGCCCCATAGCAAAAGATGCGTCATAAGCGTTTCCCGGAATACGAAAGAACTCATTTCCGGGTTCGGCTCATCGTGGAGCAATCGGTACAAAGGATGGTCGAGGGCTTTTTCTTTACCACCATCAGCGTTGTATCGGTAAAGGTGCAGCGGAAGTCCCGCTACCGCTTCTGCCAGGATACGGACACAGGAATACACGGCTGTCATCTGCATGGCAGACCGCTCGGTCACAGCTTTGCCGGAGGTTGTTCCACCCATATAAAAGGCATAGGAACTGCCAGCCGTTCTGTTTTCAGGCTTATCTCTGGATTTGAATAGTCCAGAAAAGATACCCATGTCGAGTCACTCCCTTCATATAAAGAAAATGCCACGGTCATCGTAGACCGAAGCACTGGTATCATTGCCACAGCGGATCGCACGGTCGAGTGCCATAATGGTGGCAACGGCACCGTCAATCTTCTCTGTGGATTTTTCTTTGTCCGGCTTGATGTTGCCAGCCGGGTCGGTGCGGATGAAGATGTTATCCATCATCCAACGCAGGACTGGATGCCCACCGTGGGCAATGCGTTCTTCCAACACCAGTTTCATCAGTTCTTTGGTCGGCGGGGACATATCCTTGAAGCCCTGTCCGAACGGGACCACCGTGAAGCCCATCCCCTCAAGGTTCTGCACCATCTGCACAGCACCCCAACGGTCAAAAGCGATCTCACGGATGTTATATCGTTCACCCAGGCGCTCGATGAATTTTTCGATGTAGCCGTAGTGGACAACGTTGCCTTCGGTAGTCTGCAGGAAACCCTGCCGCTCCCACACATCGTAAGGCACATGGTCACGGCGCACACGAAGGTCGAGATTGTCTTCGGGAATCCAGAAGTACGGCAGAATGATGTATTTATCATCCTCATCGGTAGGTGGGAAAACAAGCACCAATGCCGTGATATCCGTGGTGGAGGACAAGTCCAGACCACCGTAGCAGACACGGCCTTCCAGATCGTCCTCATTGACAGAGAACTCACATTTGTCCCAAAGATGCATCGGCATCCAACGGACAGCCTGCTTGACCCACTGGTTCAAACGGAGCTGCCGAAAGGCATTCTCCTCGCCGGGGTTCTGCTTTGCCGACTCACAGGCATCACGCACCTTGTCGATGCCGACCGTTATACCCAGGGAGGGATTGGCTTTCTTCCAGGTGGCGGGGTCCGTCCAATCGTCCGATTCATCCGCGCCGTAGATAACGGGATAGAAGGTGTGGTCAATTTTTCTGCCTTCGATGATATCCTTTGCCTTTTGGTGGATCTCATAGCAGATGGATTTCGTATCGTTGCCCGCCGTGGTAATAAGGAAGTACAGCGGCTGCATACGGGCATCGCCGGAACCCTTGGTCATAACATCAAATAGCTTTCGGTTCGGCTGCGTGTGCAACTCATCAAACACCACACCGTGGGTATTGAAACCGTGCTTGTTACCGACATCAGCGGAAAGCACCTGGTAGATACTGCCCGTGGGCTGATATATGATTCGTTTCTGGGAGTCCAGGATTTTCACGCGCTTGGAAAGTGCCGGACACATACGAACCATGTCGGCAGCCACATTGAAAACGATGGATGCCTGCTGTCGGTCGGCGGCACATCCGTAGACCTCGGCACGTTCCTCGCCGTCACCGCAGGTCAGAAGCAGAGCCACGGCAGCGGCAAGTTCGGACTTGCCCTGTTTCTTGGGGATTTCGATATATGCGGTATTAAACTGGCGGTAGCCGTTGGGCTTGAGCGTTCCGAATACATCACGGATGATCTGCTCCTGCCAGTCAATCAGTTCAAAGGGCTTTCTTGCCCAGGTGCCTTTGGTGTGGCAAAGGCTCTCAATAAAGGCGACCGCATAGTCAGCGGCATCCTTATCGTAGTAGGAGCCTTTGGACATAAAACGGGTCGGCTTATACTTTTTTAGCTTTCTGATATGCGTTCACCTCCTCAAAAAGGGTATAAAAAATAGCCGCCACCACAATGGGTGCGACTTGCCGTATAACGAGGAACAGAGCCTTCCGGCTCATGTCCCAGGGCTATGGGGTTGAATTACTTTTTCTTGGGGATCGGGGGTTTGCCTGTGGTCAGCCATGCAAGCCAGCATTGTTCGCAGGTGACCAGGTCGCAAGCAACCGCACCGCCATCCTCGAAGGGCGGGTGACCCTTGCTGATGATTTCGGCAAGTTCACCTGCGGTGGTGTCCAATGCCTTTACGATCTCCAAACCTGTCTTTGCCATAATGTTTTCCTCCTTCGATTTACTTAACCTGCGCCATGCACCAGGCAATGGCGTGGCCGTTGTCAATGAACCGCTCATCGGTCTTTGCCCAAGACGCCAGTCTGCACTCGATCTCACCCAGGTCGGTCTCTTCGGGGGTCTCGACAAACTCGAAAACCTCTGCGGTGAAGCCGCCCTTCCAATGGTAGTCCGTAACGAAAACCTTGTCACCGAACTTGAGGACTGCACCGTAGCTGGCAGAAACCTTCATTTGAAGCTGCTCCATTGTTGTGAATTCCATATTGTGTACCTCCGTTTGTTTTGTTGTGAGTGTATATTACCGTCACTTCTGAGATATATCCAGTCATTTCGGAGATATAAACTACACAATCTTTTGTGCAGAAAAGTGTGTATATTACAGCCTTTTATGCCTCACCCGTGAGGATGAAATGCACATATTCGGAGCGATGCTCTTCCAGGAAAATTACCAGTTCATAGAACCGCATCTCGTTGGCGATGTACTGTACCATCGGAATGTCAAACATATTGGTGCGCCCAGTTTTACGGACTGCGAGGATTTGCTCGCGGATTTTATCGGTCATCGGTATTCGCCACCTTTCGACAAATATCGACACCGTAGGCTACATTCAAGCCGGAGCCGTTATCCCAGGTCACCATGATGCTGCCGATATCATCAACACCAATCACGGTGCCCTTCGTACCAATGGGTGGTGCCTGTGGATCGTCCATCTGCACCAACTCCACCCGCGTACCCCTTGGGTAGCGCTCACGGAGGGCTTGTAAGGCTTCTTTTGAAATCACTCGCATACTTCCACCTCCTTGGGCTGACCGCTTCTGAAGGCGGAACTGCCCGTTAGGTTGCGGAGCAGGATCTTCCTCTCAGTCTTGTATTCCGCACCAATGAAACCAAGGCGAAGGAGGAAGCAGCGGAATGCGTACTTGTCATTGTCCGTTTCTTTTTCCTTTGCGACCACACGCTTCTGATTCCGTGCCATTTCGCACAGCTTGCAGATGAAGGTGTCGTAGGCTTTGAGTTCCTCTGGGGTGGGGATGCCGGAGAACCAAGGGAAGGAAACCTTCGTGTCGGTAATTTCCAAGGGAAGGTCATCCGCGCCCAGGGCTTTCTTGATGAGGTTGCCCTTGGCGGCGAGGATGCCTTTGAGGTTTTCCAGCCCGCTGTCCGTAAAAAGGCTGCGAGGCATGGAAATGCAAACCCCATCAATTTCAGTCGGTTCGGACTGCTCCTCGGCTGTGTCCTCTGCGATGCAATCGGCAAGAGGATCTTCTGCCTGGAAGCCTTTCTCCCGAAGGAAGCGGATGAGGGCGGCTGCGGTGCTGTTGTCCTCGATGGTGACCTGTCCGTCCACGCTGACAGTGTAACCACCAACCTGGTAGGCAAAGCCGGGAGCGCCCAGGTATTTGGCTTTTTCGCCGGTGTGTTCTGCGATGGCTGCGACCAGGCGCTTGCGGTCGGAACCGCTGACATTGTAGTTGATAATCATGTGTGTGACCTCCTTTAATTTTGGTAGTCACAT